TCATCTCGATGGGCGTTGAACTGAGAGATCTCTTCTTCTGTTGGATCTACTTGCACAAACTCTTCTCTGGATAATCCAGATTCTATTTCCTGAAGAATATTGATAGGCTGTCGATTCTTACCTGCAGATTTTTTCTTCTTTTTTGCCTTATGTTTTGAGAACTCAAATAGTAGTTTGTTCTCTTCAGTCTTCGGATCAAAGACAACATCAGAAGACGACTTGACTGGGGATGATACTGGAGATAGGGCACTTGCATCAAGCAATTCAGGAATTTGATCTTCTGGTGGTACTTTAACTGCTAAGTCTTCTGCAGTAGATTTGAGGAGAGTGGACCAATCATCTGTTACAGAGACACTAGTAGGAAGAGGTGTGAGTTGTATCACTGCCTCCATTCCTTCAGAATGGCAGGGGAGCCATTCCATCCTCTGGAGGGTTTGAGGAAGACACAAGGTAATTCGCGTCACTGAATAAATGAGCTCTAGGTCTTCGTGAGTTATGACCTTATTATATGGCACGAGGCGTTGTATAACAGACCACTCTGCATTTTCCATTAATCTCTTCCAATAAGTGGCTCGCAAAGCTGCTCTCAACTCATCAGTTTGACCCGTGATGTCTGCAGGAAACCACTTACTCGACCAGTCTGAGACCGAGCGATAACTCTCCTTAGGCCAATTCCCTTCTAACACTTGCCTAACATCTGATCCATTCTCTAACAGCCAATGTAAAAGATCTGGGTTATTTGGTGAAATGAGTTTAGTAGTCATTTTTGTTAACCTGTATCCCGAGGGGTGTTTTCAGTAATCCTTCAACGTGGATGCTAGATTGATCCAGAAAGATGCATCACAATCCAGTTTGATCATGGATCTTGCAATATGAGGCAGCTCTTTATCCAATTCCAATTTCACTGCTGCATAAGTAATATTACCTTGGGCATTCAGGAGTGTTAGATGTGTAACCAGTATCTGGATATCATTGTATACATTTGTACCAGTGTACGGAATGGTGACAATTTCCGAGGGATCTCTTGAATCCCAATTATGATCTTTGATCCTTTCTGACAAATCATTGAGCAATGTTATTATGCGTTGTGGTGTTTTATCGGATTCCCAACATTTGTATAATATAGTGTAAAGAGATGCTTGGAGCTGATTAGTTTGTAGTGATATATCGAGAGACAAATCTGAATAGGCCATAATTAATATTAATGTTACATCAAAATTTAGCTTGGAGAACTAGCGTATTAACTTGTTTCTCACTGTGTGATTTTTCTTAACACTACTAAACAACTGGTTTGATTAGACATCTAGATCTCTGAAGGATGCAACAAGAGCTCTAATCTGATCTGCATGCCGATCGATGGTGTTCTTCATAGTAGATCGAGCGTTCATAGGTATTTCTCCACCGAAGTCATACTTATCTCCTCCAAAGAGATCCAGGAGAGCATCATACTCTCGCTTGACTCTCTTCTTCTTCTCCAAGATGCGATCTTTCCGAGCATTGTCGATCTCATTGTTGTATATCTCTCCCAACTCTCGAGAGAATGCATCATACTCTTTCTCCAACTTCTTCCTAACTACTTCTCTGGTCTTTAAGATGAGCTCATCTTCTATCTTTGCTTGATAACACTGATACCAAGTGCACGGATGCCTGTCCTTGGCCAACTCCCTCAGAATGATCGCCTTAGTGGGAGCATCGAGATCCATAAACACACCATCACCTCCATCGATAGGGAGAGTCCTGATCATATCCAACTTGCACAACAATCCATCATGAGCTGCTAGAGTGGCCCAGAGTTCTACCTTCTTCATCTCATGCTTGTTAAGTTTGGCTCCTATCTTCTCTACTGCATACTTCTGGAATTTGACTCGCTCTTCTTCATCACAGCCAGCCTGATAATACTTGAGTCCAAAGTACACAGTGTACTTATGCGTGTTGATTTGGAGATGGATAGGGAGGTGATCAACACATCCAGTGTACCAACGATTGCGGATCTGCTCTTCTAGGCGCACAATCTTATCAACTTCTCCAACCATTTCAACATTGAACATGTGGAGGAGCTGCTTCAGTCCAGGAATCCCCCCACAGGCAAATCGAACACTAGTCGATCGGAACTGTTGAGATACCAGCCGAAGTTGAGTGTAGACACCGATGCGAAGATCATCCCATTTGTATCGCTTGGCAAGCTTAGAAATCACCTCCAGATCTGTGGATAATACAAGAGGATCCCATTGCCCATCAGAATTGATCGCGACTATTAGGCCAAGGATGCCGTCAAGATCTCCAGTGGATTCTTCTGCCTTGTAGTTTGCCTTTATCATCAGTCGAGAAATCACTCCGACATCCGTGGCTGGTGCTCCAACCTGAGCAGCTACTGCTCTCATCCTATTCTCTACCTGTTTGGCAACGTTCTCTTGCTGGCCAAAGCAATACCCTACGGAGAATAGGCCGATGATAGCCATCATCTCACTCTCAGTGTGATCATCATTAGCATCATAAGCCCACTTCTCTGCAGCTTGCCTAGGGGTCATAATGGTGTAGTTCTTCTTCCAATGTGCTCCTAGATGGTTAAACAACCATAAGAACATAGAACGGTAACGAACTTCCATTGGGATAGCTGATGAAACACATACTGCGAAGATTCCTGGATATCCTGCATTGATCACTACTTTCTTTGAAGCATACGGAAAACTGTCACACTTGAGTTCAGGGACAACTCCAAAAGTCACTTCACGTGCTCTATGGACAAGAGTCAACAGGTGTCGTTGAGGTTGAAGCTCTGCTTGCAGTTGTAGAATCTTAGCCCTGGATGTGACGCACACCAAGATGTACTGCACAGGAATTGCTCCGTCTACCAAACCTCGACCAAAGAAATCCTGTGAAATCTCAGCATAAGAAGGGTGGAGAGAAAACTCTGCCACTATTGCACTCCCTGCTGCAAGTGAAATAGGAGTGGATAACTTAAGAAGAGCTAATCCCTGCCCA